ATTACTCAGCTCTGGAAACAGAACTGAAGGCGAAGAAAGAAGAATTGGTCGGGATTGATGATTCTCTCATGGATATCACTGCCAACCAGCGGAAAATTCAGGAAGCCTACCTGGATAAGATGAAGCAGATGCAGGGTCATCAGTCCACCCGGACACAGTTGGAGTATAAGGTGAAAAATGAATTCCGTGATAAAAAAATGGCCAGGGAGCAGGTTATTGCGGATAAGAAGCGCAACTACCAGACCGCCCTGCAGGCGATCACCCGGGCAGACTCCTCCATCCTGGTTGACGAAGGCGCCATCAAGCATATGGAAGAAATGCTGGTTAACCTGCGCGCGCAATTCAAAGGCATCAATGCCGAGGCGCTGGTGTTTAATGAAAACGAATTCCATTGCCCGGCTTGCAAGCGTGCGTTTGACGATGATAATATTGAAGCCCGGAAAAAAACTCTGAGTGACAATTTCAATCTGCAGAAAACTGAACGGCTCAACGATAACCGGTCTAAAGGCGTGAAACTGAATCAGGATATCATTGACCTGAAAAATGATGTGCAGGGCCGTATTGATGCCAAATCTCAGCTGCTGAACGAACACATGGCCCTGAATGAGGAAATCACAAAGCTGGAAGCAGAGCACAGCAATTCTGTTTCCCGGGAAGCATTGGAAGTTGAGAGATCTCTGGCGACCAATCCGGAATACGCTGGACTCACAAAGCAAATTATCGCTCTCCAGGAACAGCTTAATGCACCGACAGACGCAGTATCATCAGAATACAGCACCACACTCATGAGCCGAAAGAGGCTGATTGCGTCAGAGATCGATGAAATCAATAAAAAGCTGGCTTCGAAGGATCAGCGGACCCGCACGCTGGCCAGGATCAAGCAGCTGGAGGATTCTGAATCTGATCTGGCTAACAGGCTGGCTGGAGATGAAGGAATTGAGTTTGCCATCGATCAGTTCATCAAAGCAAAAATGGATACGCTGGAGGAAAGGATTAACGGCCGCTTTCGGATCCTCAAGTTTAAACTTTTCGAAACTCAGATCAATGGCGGCGAAGTAGAATGCTGTGAAGCTCTCATAAACGGTGTGCCTTACTCCGATGCCAATACAGCCAGTAAGATTAATGCCGGACTGGATGTGATCAATACGCTCTGTGATCACTACCAGGTGTATGCCCCGGTATTTGTTGATAACGCAGAAAGTGTAAACACGCTTATCCCCGTGAACTCCCAGCTGATCCGGCTGATCGTGTCCAAGGATAAAAAACTGAAGATCGAAAATCCTCAGATGGCCATGGCCGAAGCTATTTAAACCAAATTTTTAAACCTCAATAATTCATTTATGTCTACAGAAACAAAAACACCAACTAACGGCGCCGCTGTCACGCCACCGCCTGCCGGAACCATGACGGTCGCAGAGAAGAATATCTCTGACATGGTATTTGAAAAATTGCAAGTGTTCCAGGAAACAGGATCACTTAATATCCCGAAAAACTACAGTGCTGCCAATGCCATCCGGATTGCCTGGCTGATGGTGCAGGAAATGAAGGTCTCTGGCCGGCCGGTCCTGGAAGTGGTAACAAAGAACAGTGTGGCCAATGCTTTTTTGAAAATGATTGTCCTTGGACTGAATCCATACAAACGTCAGGGCTCCTTCATCGCTTACGGAAGTGAGCTGCAATTTCAGAAAGAATACCAGGGAACGATCGCTATTGCCAAACGGCATGGGGTGAAGTCGGTCACCGGTTGTGCAGTTTTCAAAGGTGATGTATTCGAATATGTCATCGATCCAAAAACCGGGATCAAAACAGTTACCAAGCACGAACAGAAGCTGGAAAATATCGAAACCGGTATTGTGATCGCCGCCTATGCCACAAAAGAATATGAAGCAGGTGGCACGAAGACCGAAGTGATGGCCATGTCACAGATAAAGAAAGCCTGGATGCAGGGGCCAATGAAAGGGAACTCCCCTGCCCATATCAATTTCCCGGATGAAATGGCTGTAAAGACCGTAATCAACCGGCTCTTAAAGTCTGATGTGAATTCATCCGATGATTCTGATCTGTTTGATGACGAGGACGAAACAGATGTTCCACGCGATGATGTGAAGATGGCTGGCGTAAAGCATCAGATTGCCGAAAAAGCAAACAAAACGGCAATTGATTTTCAGGATGCGGAGTCAGAAACGATGCCGGAACAGAAGAAGTCGGCAGAACCTGCCATTCAGAAGCTGCAGGCGCAACCAGAGCCAGTATTGGAAACAGCTGAACCAGGTTACTAATGCGGATTACAAAAAACATATCAAAGGGTGACCAGATCACGAGCATGGATATGCTGGTCACCCTTTCCCGCCAGGGGAAATCGGTTGTCATTGCCTTTGGCGCATGGCATAAGGTATTGCCAGCTGCTTTCGTAATCGGCATGCCACTCAGAACCGTGCTCAACTATTCCATATTCTTTGCAATAAACCATAATGAGGCTCAAAGTAATTAATTCGAACAGTCTTGGAAATTGCTATATCCTGGAAAACGACCAGGAGGCGCTGATCATCGAATGTGGAGTACAATTCCCCCGGATCAAACAGGCGCTGAATTTTAACACAAAGAAAGTTGTCGGCTGTATACTTACACATTGCCATGGTGATCATGCGTTTGCTGTAAAAGATGTGATAAAGGCAGGCATTAATATCGCCATGAGTAAAGGCACTGCAGAAGCATTGCATGTTGACGAGGAGCACCGGGTAAAGATAATTTCCAGTCTTAAAGGGGTCACATTCGGCGGATTTACCATCCTCCCATTTGATGTAGAGCATGATGTTCCGGAACCCCTTGGATTCCTGATCAGGCATGCTGACACCGGAACAGTTCTTTTCCTGACTGATACATTTTATGTCAAGCATACATTCCCGCCTCTGAACAATATAATAATAGAGTGCAATTATGCCCAGGACATCATTGATAAATCATCCCGGAAGTTTTTAAGGGACCGGGTAATCGAATCCCATATGAACCTGGAGACCTGTAAGCAGACGCTTATGGCCAATGACTTAACGAAGGTCAATAACATTGTCCTGATCCATCTGAGCGATTCCAACAGTGATGCCAAACGTTTCAAACGTGAGGTCCAGGAGCAAACAGGTAAGTGTGTAACCGTGGCAGAGCCAGGACTCAACATCCCATTTACAATCAATCCATTTTGATGCAATATTTTCTTTCGCAAGATGTCTATTCCGCTTTTAAGAAGACCCTCTACGGTCGCGCCGGCGATCAGGTGACTGTTCTCTCTGAACGTGGTGAAATAGCAATCGTGGAAGGACATGGAAAAAACCGATATCCTGTTCTGAAATCCGAACTAAGATCTGAATCCGTTCCCCCGAAAACACCAATCCCCCTACCCCTCGAAGACAAATTAATCCCGACTCTGAAAGAAACAAAAAAAATGAGCAAAGGACAATCGAGTTTATTCTGACAGCCTAAAATTTTAAGGCCGTGGCTTTGAAAGGTTTTGAAGAAATCACTGATGATCTGAGCGATTACGAGAGATACACTCTCGTCGATGTCTTCGTCCGTGGTTTCCAAAAGAAAATCGGAAAAGAACGAGCGGTCACCAACAGACAAATTGTGAAGAGTTTAAAAGGCAAATATAAAATTTCAGATACCAGGGTGAGAAAGATCGTGAATTATATACGGACCCATAATCTGCTTCCTGGGCTTATAGCAACATCCAAAGGGTACTATATATCCCAGGATATAACTGAACTGAAAGATTACATCCAGAGCCTGATGGGAAGAGAAAACGAGATCCGGCGAGTGCGTAAATCAATGGTGGACTATTTAAAACAGATCCATCCTCAAATTCAAGGGTATTTAAGTTTCACAGAAGCAGACAGATAATGAAATACAGTTTCCATCAGAAGAAAGAATTCAAGGAGTTCATCGAGAAAAACCATGAAAAGTTGACAATCCAGGAGATCTGTTCACAACTCCGAATCAGTGCACGCTTGGTTATGGACATCAAAGTTGAACTCGGGTTTATCAGGCGCCGGTTCAAAAAAGCGAAAGTTATACCCATGCATACTGATGTCTTCAATGTTCATGTGATGAAAAATTGGTTAACAGGAGCCGAGTAAAAATTAATATTCAACTATATGACAGATTTTAAAAATGTACCACTTAGCGAGATCCGTCCGGATCCCAACCAACCACGTAAATTCTTTGATCAGGGCGCTCTGGACGAATTAACCAAATCCGTCAGCAAGGATGGCGTTTTGGAGCCAATCATGATCAGGCCTAATGGGAAAGGATATATCATTGTTTATGGCGAACGCCGATTCAAAGCTGCTGTTGCGGCGGAATTAAAAGAAATCCCGGCACAGATCCGGGAACTATCCCAGGAAGAAGCTTTCGAGTTCCAGATAACAGAAAACCTCCACCGGAAGGATGTTCACCCCATGGAAGAGGCAAACTCCTATGATCGCTTACAGAAAAAGGATCCGACAAAAAATACGGTAAAGGAGCTGGCCACCAGGTTCGCCAAATCTGAGGGATATGTCATGCAAAGGCTTTCATTCAACAACCTCATTCCCGAATTCCAAAAGGATTTCTATGAAGGGAAATTCATTACTGGCCATGCCGTCATCCTTTCCAGGTTGACCAAGGATAATCAGCAGATTGTCAAAAAAGACTGCAGAAATGGTTATGGGACCCCTGCAGAATTATCGGACTGGATTGATCGGGCAATTGTCCACAGCCTGGCTGAGGCTAAATTCAAACAGGATGATCCGGAACTTCTTCCTTCCGCCGGCCCATGCACCACTTGCATGAAACGTAGCGGATGTAATCAACTTCTATTCCCTGATATAAAGGCAAAAGACCGTTGTTTTGATAAGCAGTGTTTTGATAAGAAAACCAGTTTGGCTTTTTCAATAAAGCTGAAGGAGATTATTGAAACAAAACCGGATATCATCCTGGTCCAATCTCCTCACCGGGATTCGAATAAAGAGGCCGTCGCATTAGCGAAGCAAATGAAAATCAGGGTCCTTGAAGATGGTGAGGATTTCCAGGAGTATAGTTATGGATCATTCAAGAAGAAAGCTCAGGGATTTTGGTTAAATAGTTGGTACCAGGGCGAGATTAAAACAATATATCTGAAGGGTGTTACTACTGTAGATAAAAATGGAAAGAAAATAGCATCACCTGAAAAACCTGCCGAAGAACAAATTTCGGATATTCAAAGTCGTGAAAAAAGGGCCAAAGAACTTGATGATTCCAAAGTATGGGATGAACTCAAAAAGCATTTCCGGCCTGAAGTGAATCTTCCTCACATAAAAGGTGAATTCTCGCAAAATGAAAGAGAAGCAATCGCGCAATCTCTCTTTAAAAAACTGGACTACTCCCTTTCAGATGCTTTCGAAAAATACTTCAAAATTAAAAATGGAGATTTTTCAAAAGTGGATGCTGCCACACTCAATCAAATGATCAGATATTTTTTCCTTTGCATCCTTCCTCCCAACGCATTATATGGAGCATTTGATGAAGAGGCATTAGTCTGCATCAAAATCGCAAAGGACTATTTCCCTACTGTAATTAAGGATATCCAGGATAAGCAATCCGATATCGCCTCCAAAAGAGCCGAACGTGTTGCTAAACGGATTGCTGATTTAAAGAAAACAATAAAAACTAAGGCCAAACCGCCAATTGCCAAGATAAAAAAGTAAGGTCACCCATTTAGTTCATCATAAAAAAAATAACATCAATGAAACTCAATTATTTCTCTTCTCAGACAGTGCCGAAAGGCTATTTCGGAAACAGCAGTAAGACTGCCAGAGTAGCATTTAATAAAGCGGGAACCATCACGTTCAATCCCTTGGCTCAAAAGGCTTTGGGACTCAAGCAGGGGACAAAACTTACCCTGGCCCAGGATGAAGACAATCCTCGCGATTGGTATTTCTTCAAGGACGACGAAAATGGATTTGAACTGTCAATGTCATCTGACCAAAAATATTTAAAGTTCGGGCACTCAAAACTTATTTCCGCACTCTTCGAAGCCTTTGGTTTTGAGAAGGGAACCAGAGCCTTTGATTTCGATAAAGTGCCTACAGTGATGAAGGGGAGCAAAACTGAATACTGGAAAATAATCACAACCGATTAATGAGACTCAAAATATTTTCTGCAGAACCAATCCGGGTTAAAGCCATAAAAGTTAACCCGGTACCGGTTCGGGCTCCGGTGGCTGCAGAAAAGGAAAAGCCAAAGCGAAAAAGGAAGAAGGAGCCTGTAATTCTATCCCGGAAAATTTCGGCTCCTTCAAGCAAAAACGTTATCAGGGAAAGCGAGAAAAAGCTTCAGACCAGGAAGCTGGATATGACCAAAATGATGTCCGTTAAAATCGATCATAAGACATCCATTTTGGTTCCGATCGGTTCAGATCCGGAAGAAGTTAAGAGAAAATATGAACGCCGGACCTCAGTAAATCCACCAGTAAATCATCTTCCATTTCATAAACAAATTCCAAAACGATGACCAAAAAAGGTTCAAAAGAAAATCCGGTCAGTTCAGAAGAACTCGCCTCTGCAGTTGCAAAAATCAAAACATATCAGCCGTCTGTTCCTGACAGGTCCTACAGGATCCTGAATGCAACTTTGAAAGATGGATTCGTGAATTACACTTATGAGATCACCGAAGGCGTTGGTCTTGGCGATATCCACAGTGTAAAAGGCAAAGGCATTATAAAGGATGACCTGAGCGAAGCCTGGTCCGAAGTAAATATCCATCTGGCTTTGATGGATGACATATTCAAAATCGGGAAGGTGAAATATTCCAGCATTTCCGAAATCAAGGTCCATGAATATGCCCTTCTTTTCAATCTGACTGGCTTTAAAATATCCGGAGCCTTTGACAGTGAGTCGATCATTTTAACCGGCACCAAATATATCAAAGGTCTTGGACGGCTGGATATCGAAACCCCGAAGGTTGCCCTGGACAATCTCTCTTCCTATAAGCAGTTTGCCGACCTGAAATATGTGATCGATTGGGTGCGTGATGAAGTTTCCCTTTACAAGGAAGGCAAATACACACCGGTTGAAACCGAGGACCATGAAGATCAGGCTAATCCGAAGCAGATTTCTATGCTGGATGGCATTGGCAACGACAATGATGATTTTGAAAAGGCCAAGGTGTGAGTTTTACTCCTCGACCATATCAGGCAGAAGCGATCACCAGGGCCGTTGATTTTTTCCAGGAAAAGAAAAAATACAACGCCCTGCAGATCCTGCCGACCGGATCAGGCAAATCTGTCGTAATCGCAAATATTGCGTCCCGCCTGCAGGGGAAGACAGTCGTATTCCAGCCGTCAAAGGAGATACTGGCACAGAATTTTGCCAAGTTCAGCTCCTATGGTTTCCGGGCTGGGATATATTCGGCTTCTGCCGGCATGAAGCATATCGATGACGTCACATTTGCAACGATCGGTAGTGTTGCAAAAAAGCATCACCTGTTCAAGCAATTTAAATATGGGATCATTGACGAATGTCACCTGGTGAATGCAGATTCTGGAATGTACCGTGATTTCATCGGGGCCATGGATCCATCATTCAAGGTCCTGGGACTTACGGCGACGCCATACAGGCTGGAATCAAGTTTTGATGGCGCCATGTTGAAATTCCTTAACCGGACCAATCCCAGGATATTCAACAAAGTCAATTACTATATTCAAAATGATGTTCTGTTTAATGCCGGGCACCTGGCGAAACTGGAATACTTCAGCTTTGACGTAATCGACCGCGGCCAGCTGGAGATGAACACTTCTGGAACTGACTTCACGGACTCCAGCCTTAAGACTTATCTGGCGCAGATTAACATGCCGAAGATCACCGTCGGCTATGCGACCAGGTTACTTCAGAAAAGGCCAAACCTGTTAATATTCTGTTCCCTGATATCAGAAGCTCAAAAAGTATGTGCCGGCATCCCCGGATCCGTGGTGGTCACCGGTGATACAGAACCCGGAACCCGGGATCGCATTCTGAGGCAATTTAAAGCCGGTTTAATCAGGTGTGTCATCAACGTGGGTGTTCTTACCACCGGATTCGATTACCCTGAATTAAGTACGGTCCTGATCGCCAGGTCGACCATGTCTCTTGCATTATACTACCAGATTATTGGCAGATGCATGCGCCCGCATCCAGATAAGCTTTCAGCGTGGGTTGTAGATCTCGGAGGGAATATCAGATTCTTCGGTAAGATCGAAACCATGAGAATCGAGATCAGCAAAACCGGTCGGTATTCCATATGGAATAATGGCCGGCAGCTCACAAACGTAAATTTTCAGAAACAATAAAACTCACCCGTTAATTCTAAATCATGGAAAACAAGGAAGTACAATTGTTTAAGGTAGGTCACCTGGTTAAGCTCAAGCAAAGGCTTGGATTCGAGCCGGCCGGCATCTACTGCTTAGTATATGAAAACTATGATATGCCCGGCAGGACAGGGATCAGCGTGATCACCATCAATGGGGTGAACCTGGGTGGATTCTCACTCAGTGAACAACTTCGGATGTTCTCTTTTGTCAGGGACTCCGGTGTGAAATACAATTTCACCAATTCAGCTCAGCTCCGGATGGACTGGAAAGCCGGATATCTGAAGGAGGCATTCTTAACCCCGAAACATCTGCAAAAATGATCCATCAATATTCCCCGATCTCTCAGGGATCATTGGTAAGGTTAAAACAATCGTTCTGTAAAGAGCCGATCGGCACGCTTGCCTTTGTTTATGAAAATTATTCCCTGGGTGAGGGCCGCTGGAATGGCGTTAGCCTGATCACGGAGAATGGCGTGGATCTCGGAGGATTCTCCGAACGTGAACAGGTTGACTTTCTTGAAAACGTCACCCAAACAGGATTTCGGTACCGGTTTATCAATATGATGCAGCTGGGCGAAGACTTCGAAAATGGAGTATTCAAAGAAGTATTTGAAAACAGAAAATCCACGATGAGAATAGCATGAAGAATAATCTATCATATGTCCGTCATGACGTGAACAGCCACAACCATTGGAAGTTTAAGACTCTCCGGAAAAAGATGGGTTGGGCTGCCGAAGGAAAGTTTTGGGCCCTTAATAACATGATAGCTGCTTCCGATGGCGGAATACTGGACCTGAATGATGAAATAAAAAGGGTTTCCATCGCAGTTGATCTTGATTTTGAGCTTCCTGAATTCGATGAATTCATCCAATTTTTAATCAAATCATGTCGACTGCTGGTCGACGTCGACGGAAAAGTATCCAATGGAATTGTCCAGGAAACACTTGAAGAAGTTAATAGTAAAAGGGAGCGCCAGCGTAATTGGAAAAAGGAAAAATCCGTGTCGAAATTAGAAGAATCGACGCATAAAATCCAAAAGTCGACGTCGACTAATGGAAAGTCGATAGTCGAAAATGAACAAAGTAAATTAAATAAGAATAAAGTAAATAAAAGTAAAGTAGTTATAGGGGCACCTGCGGTGCCAACCGCCAAAAGAGTTTTTAATGTACCCGAAAAGGATGAGATAAGATCCTATTTCAAAACTTTAATTGGTGATTCAACTAAGCCAGGATCCTGGCCTGAAGATAAATGCAACCTGGAAGCAGATAGTCTGCTCGACCATTATACCGCAAACGGCTGGTCACAGGGCCGCGGAAAACCAATCAAAGACTGGAAAGCAGCTTGCCGGAACTGGATCAGAAATGCATTGAAAGGAAATTTTTCGCCCGTTTCTGGAAATAATTCCGCCATTTCTGGAAATAAAATACAGAAATCTGAAACAATTGTACAGAAAATCGATACACCTGTACAGCAAATCGATAAAACGGCACGTGAAATCAATTATCTGTTTTCCAGATATATGGAAAATCCTGAGCACTGTACCACTATCAGCGTGGAAACGGTACAGTATGACTACCTGAAACAAAAGGGCATGATAAAATTCAGCCAGGAGAAAACAGAGCAGATCCGGTCAGCTGCTCACACCGCTATCGCCGAGAAAGGCATCCAGCTGGATGAAATAAGGGAAAAAATATTCATGAAGAAAATTGCTGTGATTGAATTTTTTAAGGATTTCCAGGCATCGGGTAAGGAGGCCATATTCTCATGAAACAGAATACCAGGTTTACACTTAAGGATGCGCAGGTCCTGCTGAATACCGGAAAAATCCGGGGTTATTCAGAACTGGTTGTAAAGAAAAATGCTCTTCCGGAAGTTGGTGGCCGGAAAGTCGGAAAGCATTTTAGCCGGAAAAGTAAAGGCCTGGATTATATCGCCAAGAATATTTTCTACTGGTGTCAGGCCAAGGCCCTGGTCCTGGAAGAGGAATATAAGTTTCACCCGGAAAGGAAATGGCGTTTTGATTTTGCCATCCCTTCTCTGAAATGTGCTGTTGAGTTTAACGGTGGAGTATTCGATCGGAACGGCAGCCATACCAGTCTGGAAAAAATCGGGAAGGACAATGAGAAGCTGAATGCTGCTTCCGTCCTGGGATGGAAGGTCTTGAGATATACGGCAGATGATTATGAGAGCCTGGTAGGGGAACTGGATATCGTTTTTAATCTGGCTCAAAATGGAATTTGAAATACAGCTGTGGTTGCGAGGTTATTTATTTACGTCAGGGATAGTGTCAGTTCCAGATTTTGATGATCGGATGAGTCATCAGAAAAATCAGGAGTACCGGGAGTCCTTGGTTAAATCGGAATGCCTGAAGATGAAAGCGATATACAGCCGGCAGATCGATAAGTGTGAAGGGAAATATACCATGTACATCCAGCTGCCGTCCAAAATGAGGTTTATACCGGTTGACGAAGGGGATGAAATAATAACATCTAAAATAGATAACGATGAATGATCCGCACAGCTTACTGGTTTTTAAAGTGGACAAAAATAGCGCAAATGAAAAGTTCTATACGATTGAGCTGCATGGATGCCCAACCTGCGCTATCCGGGCCATAAAACAGGCGCTTCTTAACCATCCGAGCATTAAGCTGCTGATCAAGGAAGCGGTCCACCAGGCGAACCTGGAGCTGGCGAAGGATAAACCGAATACACCGAATCCGAATATGAACTGAGGCGAAAACGACTTGGGTACCCTTTAACAAGTAAATGAAAAGGGAAACGGCCGGCCTAAAGCAAAGACGTACTTAAAAGCCGGCTGATTTTTAAAATTTCAAATTTTCAATTTATAACCATGGAAGTATCAATCGCAGCCACGCTCACATTTGGAATAGAGGAATGCTGTGCATGCGGCATCAAATTCGGTATCCCACTGCAAATCCAAAAAAACCTTCGAGAAAGCCATAAATCATTCTATTGTCCTAACGGTCATGGCCAGTCTTATGCCGGCAAATCCGAGGCTGAAAAGCTCCGCGATGAGCTGAAACGAAAAGAAGCCGAAATGGCCCAGGTCGTTGAAGAAAAATGGAATGAGCGGGCTCGGGCTGATCAGGCGGAGCGGAAACTGAAAAGGGTTCACAAAGGGACCTGCCCCTGTTGTAATCGCAGCTTCCAGAATCTGGCCAATCACATGAAAACAAAGCATCCTGAAATTGTCAAACCCGCAAAAAAATAACCGCTAAAACTCAGTTATGCAATACAGTCCGAAACTTAAAATGGCCATGGAGGAAATCAAGATAATTCTGGCAAAACACGATATCGCGGCTTCCGTGGTCCTGCATACCCCAGGCCACTCCGAATTCCTGGTCAAGGTAAATCCCTCCTATTCCTGCGCGAAGTTGGAGAATGACCGGTTTGTCGTAAAGATCAAAGCCTCTCATTACAACGATGACAAGATTGCCCGGGATAAAATAGTGGCCGATACGTCCAATATGATGATGCACCTGGCTGGATCCACCGGCAACCTTGCACAGAATCTTTATCAAATGTCCAATTCGCTGGATCGGGCTGTTAATGCTGAACATACATCCGGAGAAACATCATCTCATACTCAACAAAACAACTGATCATGAGAGTTCTATGCATAAATGAAAAAGGCTGGGAAACAAAAGTAAAGGGGATCCCGGGTGAGCCTTTTGTCAAAGTACCTGGTCCTCTCTACGGCGAGGTTTACGAAGTGGTAAATGAAGGGGTCACCGGTAGCCAGCGATACTACGAGCTCGAGTCCTGGCCAGACATAAAATGGTGCGCAGAATGTTTCATTCCAATATCGGATATCGACGAAACAGAATTCGAAAGGTATAAGCAAAAGCAATTTGTTCCCTGGCCAGCCGATAAGGCAATCTCTCACTTTAAAAAATACGCTCAATGAAATCAGAAAAGGTAATTCAGGTAAGCATTTGCATACTTGCCATTTTAATATTGCTCGGTGTCCTGGCGTCCGGGTGCCGGTCGAAAAAACCCGATGTCCCGCATTTGGAATTAACGGCATCCCTTGGCTCTCACCAGCTGGAGCAGGTAAAAGATTCGGCTGAGATTAGGAAAATCGAACATTTTATCGACAGTTGCGAAAGCAGCCCAGGTAAATGCGCTTCCAAGGATACTTCAATCGCGGTTTGGAAAACTGGATTCACTCTGATTGATGAAAACCGGGTAACAGAAGACTCAGCTGTCCAAGGCAGATATGATTCCATCCGATACTGCCTGTATGGGTATCAAAAAGTCCCGGAAAAAGGAATGATCGCCCTCCGGAAGGATTATAAAGATGATTGGGATGATATCAAGGAAACAGCCGTTTTTATGGATGGTCACATGATACATATGTACCGGGAAATTGTCTGGCACAATCGGAGTGGCACGGGAGGTAGAATTGATTCGTTCACGGACTACAAATATTTATCACAGCTAATAAAGAACAAATGAAACGAACTACCATCGAAGGAATCATATCAGTAATTTTTGTCTTTGCCCTTCTGTTCTTTTCCAGTCAGTGTAATGCCCAAACAGATAGCCCGTGGAAAACAATTAACTCAGGCAACGATTCTGCCTGGAAAATTTTAGGCGGGACAAGTGTATCCGGCACGCATCCCTATTCAATTTTTGACTATAAGCCTGTTCAGAACATCTGGATCTCCTGGGATACCTGCACGCTGGAATATTTCCGATCGCAAAAGGAGATGGAGGATATTAAAAAGGCATCTTGGAGAGCTTGGGCGAATGCCGATACCGTCCGGTTTATCGTCCCTCCAAAGCACATGATCATCGGAAATAATTCATATACCTCGATGTTCCTGAATGGTACTTGGTATTTTTTAATGGATCCAACAAACTTGAAATGAAGTCTTTGCTGCCCCTTTTATTCTTTTTCCAAATCGCCCATGGTCAGGAGGATCGGCCATGGGTCAGAAAATCCACTTCCGGATATAATGATACCATTTACCATACCGTGATTGGCGTTTACTCACGCCCGGTGGAGGAAAGGACTTGGATTTACCGATACGCTCTGGACAGTGTTCCGCATGAAGTTATTGCGCCGAAAGTGATTCTCCAGATCGATTCTCACCGCCTGGTTTCCAGCTCTCCTGATCTCTTTACAAGCTCGCCCATTATCGTAGGGATGGGAACCTGGGATAATTCACCACCTAAAATTGGATCCGGCCGGAAAACTCACTTAAGGCATTCAAAAAAACGCAAGCGCAGGTTTAAGTATACTTGGACCTCGGTCCCGGGAACCTTAAAAAAGCCTCGTATGAGAATAAAAATATTTTGGGGTACAAAAATGCCATCGGGTGAATTGGTCGAGGTAACCGATTTCAACGGAACATTCAAACAATGGGACAGCATTGGCCGGGAATACATTTTACATAAAAAATACTTTCAATGAAAAATTTAATCATCGGACTGATCACATCGATCACCCTGATTTTCGGATTGTTTTGGCTTTTGTCCTCAGGGATCGGATGTAAGAAATCCAATAAAATGCATGGCTTTTATCTGGAATTTGAGCGCTATGCAGATTCATCACACAAGTACTTGTCCATCGATCCGGATTTATCCTACAGGTACTGGGATACAGCAATTATGAAGAGTGACAGCTTCGATTATTATTATAACCAGCAGGCTATCAGCAAATTATTCCCCGCGAAATGAAACAATTCAGCCAACCACCAGAGGCCTTGATTCTCACCATGCCGGTCGCGTTTTTTAAGGACCGTGGAATATTCGAGGATAAGTTTTTCGAATTGTTCGAAAGGTATATGAGGCGTGAGGATGCGTTGTGGAATTTCAGAAAGACTCAATTGCCTACGCAGGATGTTGCCTGGGTGTATCTTCTTTGGTCCGGACAAATTCAGTTTCGGTTAAATTTTGTTCAATATGAAAGGAATGTCTCCAAAACTTTTGATGATTCTTGGGATGGGAAAGCCAGGATATTCCCGGTTAGCAACTGGATCATCCTTTCCGGGCCCGCGGTGCCGGCACCATACTGGATGCCGATGAAAGGATTCCAAGGTCATCGTTACACTCAAAAGCTATTTTAAAAGTTCTGTAATGATTTCCAGTAGGTCAAATAGTAAACGTTGGTTTTCCGCATTGCTCAAAAAGAGCAGGATTTTGTTCTTCATACTTGTAGATATCGAAAAGCGGATTTTGTTTCATTTAGGATGTTGGACTTCCGCTTATTTATATACATATCAGCACCGGTATAGCAGGATTGAATTTTAAGCATAAAAAAGAAAAATAAATATGAATCAGCGCCCAATTTTATTCAGCACCCCGATGGTTCAGGCCATCCTCGACGGAAGGAAAACCATGACCAGGCGGATCGTGAATCCTCAGCCGGATGAAAACAAGGCATATCGTGTACCGCGGATATTAGGGCAGGAACAGATTTGGGATCATTGGTGTTGGGATACAAAAGAGGGTGAAAGGATTATTAAAAAATGTCTTTACGGAGAAATCGGTGATATCCTTTGGGTGAGGGAAACATTCAGAAAGTACTATGTGACTTTCCCGGACAGTGATAGAATCAACTTTGATCATGAAATAGTTGATTATGCTGCAGATCCAAATACGGCAATACCAATGCAGGACGGTGATGGTTTCCAAGTGTTCAATAAGGATGGCAGTGAAAGATATATCCCCTGGAAGCCATCGATTCACATGGAAAAAAAGCATTGCAGGATATATCTGGAAATCACCGAGCTCCGGGTGGAAAGGCTCAATGAAATCAGCGAAAGTGACGCCGTTTCTGAAGGAATAAGAGATAACCGAGGGCCATTTCAAGACGGAATTCAATTTAAAAACTACCTCGGTTCTGGCAGTTGGACATGTTCGCCAGCATATTCCTTCCAAACGCTATGGGCAAAAATTAACGGTCAGGAATCATGGGATTTAAACCCATGGGTATGGGTAATTGAATTCAAGAAAATCGATAAGCCGTGAAGGATCTATTCGGGAATGAGACTGTTGGCCAGGTGATAAAAGTTCCTGGAGCCAGGAAAGCTGAACACATGCACCGGCAGCTGATCGCGGCTTATGGAATCCAGGAAGGTGAAAAATGCAAGAACTGCATATGTCTGAAGAGGTTTGGACGAGGCAAGAAAGTATGGAGCAAATGCGAAAGGGCGACTCTTGATGGTCACCTGGCCACCGACTGGAGAGCGGGATGGCAGGCATGCGGAAAATTTGAAACCGAAAATAAAAAACCATGATACGTCCGACCGAGCAGGAAATCAAACAAGCTTACATTAACTGGTTCATAACCGAACCAAAAATCATAGAGAATGTACCGCCTGAGGCAGTTTGGCGGAATGCTGTTCAATGGCTCCTTTCTTTCCAGGATAAGCAACATCTGCCGGAACACCCTTTGCCTGGTACTCTCCCCGGATTTCTTTACGTAATGAGCAAACTGATCGGCCTTAATATGGAAGGGTACTGGCGATGGTATCGTGCACATTTTCCGGAAGAATCCAAACAATTGATTGAACAGTCTGAAAGCAATCAGACCGGCGAGTGGACAAGCGCTTGGAAGTGCCTCCCAATGATATTGAAAGGGAAAGAATTCAGGTATGCAGATTCGGGGATCATTATTCCATACGAGAGCATTGGACTGGTCCAGGGTGCAAAGGGCGCATTTCTCAATTTTCAGACGATAAAGGATGATTTGATCAGCATAATCGCTGTGTCAACGAGAAACATTGAATGGTTTGATAAATCCTATGTGAAGTATTAAAAAACAATAATTATGCGCACAGTCTATTTTGAAGGAGCCAGGGAAATTAAGAAACCGGATAGCATGACCGACGAGGAATGCAATTCAGCCTGGGCCAGATCAATTAAAATACCTGCCGGGAAAAATGAAGCTGGTGATGATCTGGTCACCAACGTCTGGGTTGAGCACTTCATGCCATCCAAAGAAGATCTCGAAGCGATGAACGCTGGCCGGGGCTTCTGGATCCAGATGCATTCCACCGGCCTGGTCCCGATCGCCGTCTTTACCTTGGATGAAAACGGCAATTCCAACGATCTATAAACCCATCAAATTCATATTTAAGAAAATAGCTTCATGAAAAACGAAAGACCGTACGGCGCCAATATCAACACATTCGGACTTAACCTGAAGAAAATAAGGAAGGAACTGGGATTTACCCAGGAGCGGTTTGCCATGTACCTGGAAGTAAGCAGGACGTCCCTTGGAGCCTGGGAAGAAGGCCGGGCACATCCGCACATCTATGTCCTGCTGCAGATTTGCCGTAGATTGAAAATCAGTGATATAGCCGGATTTATTGAGGATTCAAACTTCTGTCTGAAAACCGCCAAAGCCGCAAGAACGTTCGAAGGGATCTCGGCAATTGAGAAGAGATATTGCATGCTGGAACCACGGGAAAAGAAGGCCGTGGATGCTCTGATGGGGATCGAAGGCTGACGGATGCCACAAAAGCAGAAGTTGGATAATTACTAAAGTTGTTAGTAAATTGCGTATATGAGTGAAAAAGTGGAAAACCCCTTTTTTGCAGAAAGAAGGAGAAAAATAATGTCAGAAATAGAGGAAACAGGCAAATACCCGGCTTCATTCCAGGTCCTGCCGGTGAACTTCTTCTCCAGGACCGATAACAATTTCCTCATTGATCAACAGTTTGATTTTGTTGAATCTAAGGATGGACTTCTTCATGTAAGCAAATCGTTTTTAGGGAAAGTTCGTAGCTCATTGAAAAAGCCCGATTTCCCTTTAGCTTTTGGTGAGATATACATTTTGCATGCAATTGGTACAAGCCTCTATAAGGTTGGGGTATCCGGAAACTTTGCCCGTCGTTACAAAGATCTCTGTGCTGCTTCTCCCCTTCCATTGCGAATCATAAAATACGCCAGGTGCGATAATCCAAATATGCTGGAGGCAGCTATTCAGAATAAATTCACTGAAAAACTTTTCAAAAATGAATGGTTTCAGCTATCAATTGACGATGTATTGATTTGTATATCAATGATTGATGAAAATTACAACGTCTGATTATGGCAAAATTTGTAAAAGGGAATCAGTTTTGGAAGCTCAGATCCGAACATGGTCGGGATAAGCTCTTTGCATCTCCGGAATTACTTTGGGAAGCTGCTACAGAATATTTTAATTGGGTCGATTCTCATCCCTGGTATAAAGTTGAAGCTGTAAAATCTGGTGATCTGGCTGGAACATTGATGAAAATCCCAATGGTCAGGCCTTATACACTATCTGGTTTTCAACTATATATAGGCTCTTCTGAATCTTATTGGAGGGATTTTAAAAAGGCGAACCATGCCGATTTTTCCTCAGTCATAGCAGAAATAGAAAATGCAATGACCACACAAAAATTTGAAGGTGCGGCGGTTGGGGCTTTCAATGCCAATATTATTTCCCGGGATCTCGGTCTCAGAGATAATCTTGGTATCTCCGACCCTCATGGAAAGCCATTAGCCGCAGCTCCATCCATGATCATTGTCCAACCTGGTGACACAAGCGGTTTTGAAATAAAAGAATCCGAGGGATGATTGCCCATTATGCAACTCCAACCAAAGTTCAGATCTTAAAGGAACGGGCGCCGATGCTCACTGGTCCACTCTTCGTAAAGCTGGAGCAGGCTTTGAGACGTATCATGGTGATCCAGGGAGGTGGAGATGCCGGCAAGACAATTACCATTTTACAATACCTGGCGGTAAAGTGCATTCAGAATAAGGGTATTCAGTGCACGGTGGTCGGTATCGATATCCCGAATCTTAAGCGGGGTGCCATGCGGGCCTTCCGGAAATATGTTGCCAATAACCCACAGATTGAACCGCACATTGCCTATTTTAATAAAAGCGATCGGGAATATCATTTCACGAATGGATCCGTGATATCGTTTACCAGCTTCGAAGACGAAGAGGATGCCCGGGGATCGGAGCATGATTATGTATTCATGAATGAAGCCAACCTGCAGAGCTATAACCTGTTCTGGGAGCTTCAAAGGAAGTGCAGGAAGCAGATCATTATCGATTTTAACCCGACGTTTTCTTTCTGGGCCCATGCCAAGCTTGTCAACCAGGGCGAGGCTCAGTTCATTGGACAGGTGCAGCTGTATATTGTCGATCACCGGCATAATCCGTTCCTTACCGAAGAGGAGCATAAAGCCTATGAGACTATCAGCGATCCGGAAAGGTTCATGGTTTATGCCCGGGGAATGACGGGAAAGACTAAGGGCATGATCTTCAATTTCAAAAAGGTCAACAAAATACCGACGCGAAAGGTAATCGCAGAGGATGGAACGGTATCGGAAGAGGAGCTCCCATTCATCTTTGGGATGGATATCGGTTATACGACCGATAAAACCACGATCGTAAAAACCTGCATGGATGGCAAGAACCATTATTATCAGGAGCTGCTCTATAAGTCAAACGACGAGATCCAGGATGAAATAAACGCGAGTTTGGATATCAGTCATGAAAAACATACCGGTCCATTGCTGGATATAAAAGGGAACCAGATTCTGAACATCGAAAGCTATATCAAGGATATCCTGGTCCGCAATGGACTGACAACCTCCAGCTGGCTCTGGGGTGATCATGACAAAGTGATGTCAGCCAAACTACGTAAAGTAGGGGTGCCTTACCGAATGGCAAAGAAGGGACCGAACAGTGAGGTGGCCAGCATCGGATCCGTCAAACGGTATAATGGTTTCTACATCGATAGTCCGAATCTGGAGAATGAGCAGCGGACATATGTTTGGGACACGGCCGTCGATCAGCTGACGGGAAATGAGGTTTCGATTGGCGTCCCCAAGCCTGATGTCCCCGATCACATTATTGCCGCTATCCGGTATTCTGAGCACAGTTATTCAATGCGGTTTGCAGCGTGATTTGTAAATTCGGGGCATGATAGTTAATCCCAATCCAAACGATCCCAACTCCTGGTGGCACCAGCAGATCGTTTTACCTGATGTGGAAGTCGAAACGACACTTGTGCATGATCTTGTTTTCGTGGTTGAAAATGGGAGAAAGATGCTGGTCGACTCTGAAGGCAATGACCGGTCTGAAAATGTGATCCTCACTTTTCCTGATGGAGCGGTAATGAAAGCGAGTGATTATTTTAAACTGTCATAAAATGATTGAGAAAATTTATAACCCGGCACTTGGGACCTTTACCAAGCATTTTGTTAACCAGGACTATATACCTGATATGAACGTCCTCAATGCTTTATGCAATAAGTGGGACCCTGAACAGCTGCAGGTATATATCCAGGTATGTGTGAAAGCAGAGATGTACGAATGTGCTGCCATCGCCAAAAAGGAAATCGATCGGCGGATCATAAAGAATGCTACGATTATTTCTGTGGATCCGGCATTCGGGGAAAAGGTAGACATCCGGGAACCCTACCAGGTTGAGTTCAAGTTCAACGAGGATTAAGCTTCCGATCACTGGCCATCTTTCCAATACAGAATTTCAGCAACTGCTCGACTTCCGGGGACCAGCCCTCATACCTGATTTCGGCGCTATCCTGCAGACGGTCAATGAAAATTATCCCGTTTTCTTTAGAGTAGATCTTCTCCATCGGTTGAACAGCGAGCAGAATTTTGAGCTTGAGATTCTCATACAACAAAACCATAAGCCGGTTTTGCTGGGCGTTATCGCTGTCTGGTATCTGGTAATAAATCTTCAAGGGGTATAAATTTACGCCTAAACTTTTGCACATAAAAACTAATTATGTTAGTAACCTCCCTGCGATTTTGCAAAGTAAACAGCCAAATTCTTTAGTATTTTAAAATTAATTGTACTTTTAATTCCACAATGGTTAACAGCCAACCGAAAATCGATGAAAACAAAAGAATAACATGTGTAGCGTGCGGGAAATTAATCGCCACTGGTGGTATCATCCTCGGTAAGATTAAGATCGCCTGTAAGTGTGGTGTGATGAACACAATAGGAGCTGAAATGAAACCCGAGGGCCGGAGATTTTTTGAACGCGTTGACTCTGCTTCAACGTCACTGCTGAGAACAGGTTAGAGCCCCAGCGTTCGGAACATACAAATAAAGTTGCGCCAAGATAATTGAGCGCCATCACTGTCAATCGACAGCGGTGGCGCTTTTTTCATTTACACCGATGAACAAAATCGCAATAGCCGGAAAAGAATTGATGAAGGGTAATTTCGGAAATGCCATCATGAGTTTGGCAACTAAATCGGTCACTTCAGAACTCATTCAACCTTCCCGTTGGCGCAACGGGAATTTCTTTTTTGGGATAAACGGATCCGACAAAGCTTTTATATGGGGGAATTACAACAGCTCCCTTATCGCCTATCAGAAAAATCCAATCGTTTCCGGTATCATCAATAAGATGGCTCAGGCCACGGTCAATGGTGTGCAGAAGATCATGACTGATCAGAAAAAGGAAGCGAACACTACTCAAGCAAAATCTTTAACCAAGCTTCTCCGGAAGCCGAATTATATACAGACTGGCCGGCAGTTCATGGCCCAGGGGAATGTCTATAAAAGAATTTATGGTTACTGCCCTATCCTGGTCATAAAGCCGGTTGGATTTGAAACCGACTACAGCCGGTGGAAGCTCTGGAACATTCCACCATGGATGATCCAGGTAGAGGACCTGCCTGATATGTTTTTCACAACAACGAATGGCAGTCCGTTCAAACGGATCACGCTCACTTATATGGGTCGCAGCATTAACCTGCCTCTCGATTCTGTTTTCTTCATAAGGGAGAACCAGGTGAGTACCGGGATGTACATGATGAACAGTGCGATTGAAAACGTTTCTCTATTCCTGCCGGATAGCAAATTATTCCCGCTTGAAAAACCAATCGATAATTTAATCGCGTCATTGAACAGTCGCGGATCACTCACCCGTAACCGCGGACCACAATGGATCCTCACCAATGACAGTAGTGATTCCGGTGAAGCCGGATTATTCCCAATTGATGAAGAGGATAAAAATGAGCTGCATGCAGACTTCCTGCAATACGGAATCATGGATGGCCAGCGTAAGGCTATTATCACAGATGCCAAACTGAAACTTCAGACGGTCGGCTTCGACGTTCAGCAGCTGAAGCTTCTCGAAGGTGAGCTGCAGGATGCAAAGATGATCTGTGATGGTCTGAATTATCCACCATACCTGCTCGGCCTGGTCGATGCAAAATTCGATAACCAGGACATCGCTGAACGCGCCCTTTATACAAATTCGATTATCCCGGATAAGGCCAGCGATGACGAGCAGTGGGAAGAAATATTCGGGCTTTCTGATTCTGGACTGTCCCTGCAGACGGATTACACTCACCTGCCGGCACTCCAGGAGAACGTCACTGAGCAGGGCAAAGGTCGGTGGTATATGAACCAGGCTTTGCTGATCGAATTCCAAAATGATCTACTGACGTGGAATGAATGGCGGGAAAGACTCGGTGAGGATACGAAGCCAGGAATGGATCTGTATTACAGCGACCTGGTCAAAGCTGGCCGCATAGTTCCGGCGCCAACAGCTCCAGCTGGAGGACCAAATGTATCCAGCGATTCACAAAGTTCAAGTTCAAATTCTAATAGTAGTTCTAATAGTAACTCTAATAGTAATGGGTAAAAAAAAGAAACTCAAAGCGATTAAATCACTGGCCAATAAGATGGCCCTGATCAACGGTTTTCATACTGAGTCGCATTGGGTGAAAGGTTCTGAGATCCTTTCCTGGGGTACGATCAAAGAGATCGCAGGGAAACCGATCGATCCGGATAAAATGTATGATGTCCCTATGCCGGTCATGATGGTTCAGAATAACCAGAGGCGGATGAAGCGGGCATGTCTGAAATATGGTATCGATGGGATGAAGCACCTGCTCGAAGAGAATCTTAAAAGTGTAGCACACAATATTTAATCATATGTCAACCGATAACAAAAACAAAACTGATCAGCCGGTAAAACCCAAGGAAGAAAAACCAAAGGTGGACCGTGGATCCCTGGAAGCTCAAAAAGCCATCAAGGACCACCAGGTTAAAACCGGAGAAATCATTCGCAAATAATGCAAAAGCACTGCATATATAATTTTCGGGATGCCAAACGTGGTGACACTTTCAATGATGTTGAGTTTGTCCTAAAGCTCAATCATACACCGAAGGACCTGACCGGGTGTACCATCCGGATGTGGTTCGTGGATCCGAAGACAAATCAGAAGGCTCAGGAATTCACTACGACCAACGGTGGCCTTGTGATCACTGATGCTGTGAATGGTGCATTCAAAACGGCGCTGGGTGTTCTCGTGCTAACACCCAAAAAATACAGTTACGATATCGAATTCGATTTCATTGATGGCGTGATCAAGACTTATATATCCGGAGAAATAAATATCGTGAACGATTGGACCAAGTAACAGTAAATATTACAGAGCGGCCTGAACTGGTAACCATCCTGGTCAATGAAGTACTGGGCAAAGATGGGCTACCTGGTGGTAATGGAATTCTTCTGCCTGATGCGACTGACGCATCATTCACAATGACGCTGAATGCGCAGATACATATTCCAAGAGGAGTTCTCACGCAGGCCCGGCAGATAACTATTCCAGCTGGAGTTGATGGCAATTTCATGGAGATCTATAATAACGAGATCGTGTATCCCTGGAACCTGATCGGCACCCCGGTTTATTTCTCGGATGAATCAGTCGTAAGTCAGCTGGATGGGAATTATAACTATCTGATCAAAAAAATTTCGGGCAAGTGGAGAATATTAAACTAAGAAAATGAAAAAATATTTTTTGCTGATTGTTCCCATGCTGATTGCCCTGGCCTCGTTTGGCCAGGTGCAACTTGGTAATCAGTTTGAATTAAAAGGGAAAGACAACTCCGGAGTCATTGGCGTGATCATGCGCAGCGGTGGCATGTTGAAAGTCCGGGATTCTGCTTTTACTGCACAGATTGCTGCCGGAATCAATGCCAGCATTATTAACTGGCCTTCCATCCAGGCTGTCAGTGGAACCGTTGCGGTGAGCAACTTCCCTTCATCATTTTCTGTATCGAATTTTCCAGCAACCCAAGCTGTCACACAATCTGGAACATGGAATGTAGGTGTCACTGGATCCGTAGCAGTAACAGGCACATTCTGGCAGGCAACCCAGCCTGTGAGCGGAACTTTCTGGCAAGCCACGCAGCCAGTAAGCCTTACGGCTCTTCCGGCATTTTCTGCCATCCCGACTTTTAAGATAGATCAGACCACACCTGGTACGACGAATAAAGTTGATATCGGCAGCAATGGTTCCGTTACAATTACCGGGACTGTGCCTCTACCAACCAGTGCGGCAACCTCGACAAAGCAAAGTGATGGTTCGCAGAAAACTCAGTTAGTCGATGGATCCGGGAATGTGGTTGGTGCTACTGCCAATGCGCTCGATGTAAATATCAAAAGCGGTGGTGCATCCGGAACGCAATACGCTGAAGGTGCTACGGCAGCCACCGGTACCGGTACCCTGGCCATGGCCAAGAGCGGGACCACGATGAAGGCCAACCAGGCCGATGCTTCCGGGAATTTGCGTGTAGATCTTTCTCAGACCTCAGCCAATGCAACCGCCATCAAGGTCGACAATAGCGCTGTCACTCAGCCGGTCAGTGGAACAGTTACTGCCAACGCCGGCACGAACCTGAATACTTCTGCCCTGGCTCTCGAGTCAGGAGGTAACCTGGCTGCCATTAAAATTGACGTTGATAAAATCCCAGCGCAGGGTCAGGCACTATCCGCGGCATCGATGCCTGTGGTCCTGCCGGCAGCACAGATATCTGCACTGACTCCTCCGACAACCGTAACGGTTCAGCAGTCCACAGCAGCGAATTTAAAAGTTGATCTCTCCGGAACAGCGGCAAATGCTACTGCGATAAAGGTTGATGCCAGCGCAACCACTCAACCGGTTTCAGGAACGGTCACCGCAAATGCTGGGACCAATTTAAATACCTCAGCACTCGCCCTGGAGTCCGGCGGTAATCTTGCCAGTATAAATACAAAGCTTCCTGCCCAGGGGCAAGCTCTCGCAGCTGCTTCCGTTCCGGTTGTATTAACTGCGATCCAGCAAACAGCGCTCACACCTCCTGCAGCAATAACGAACTATGCCAATGAAACCGGTGGAAACCTGGCATCGATAAAAACGGATGTTGACAAGCTGCCTTCGCTCGGTCAGCAAACCATGGCCAACAGCCAGCCGGTCGTTTTATCATCTGATTTCGTTTCTACAAAAATCACCGGCCAATCTGCGCAAACAGCGACGGTTAATAATATTCTTACCACATCTTCAGGAACCGCGGCTATTGATGTGAGTAATTTCAAATCCTTTACGGTACAGATGGTAAGTACCGGAACAGGCGGAACTTATGCTTTTGAGGGTAGCAATGACAATGTGAACTTCCAGGCTGTTTATGTATGGCCAGAATCAAATTCACCAACGCTGCAGTCTACATTCACTGCATCCGCTTCACAATTCCTTTTTCACGGCGCCTGTTCTTATACCTATTTGCGTGTACGAATTGTGACCACAATCACCGGCGGTTCCCTGCAGGCATTTACCTCATTGTTTTCGGCCCCAATATCAACGACCATCATGCCGGTCGGTAATGGATCCACCGGATTAAGTATCGGAACATTGAATACAATTTCACAGCTTATGGCATCAGCTGCTGATGCTGATGGTACTGCCAATCCAACAACAACTGGGATAAGATCTTTTGATCTCCTGTTCAACGGGACCACACATGACAGAAGGCACGGAAACTGGAATACGACAACCGGGGACAATGGTGCAAAGGTCGCTGCAGGAAACGGCGCTACTCAAACCAACTACGATTCCAGAGGTGCAGAAATAACTGTTTTATTCAGTGCTACTTCAGGAACATTTACCACGATGCAATTCCAGCTTCAATATTCTTTTGACGCAGGAACTACATGGAAAAACTTCGGACCGGCCACGACCAACAATACAACGCCATCATCAACGGATACCTATACGTTCATGGTTTATCCGACCAATATTTCCCAGGCAGCGGGAACCAGTCCAGTGGATTTTACAACCAGCTCAACACAGACAGTGAGAATGAATACAGTGTTACCGCGAACGTGGAGGATTACCTGGAATATAGCTGGCACATCACCTTCCGTAACGATAACGCAGGTATATGTGAACTATCAAATGTATATGCCATTGTGGATGTTGTTTTTTACTGTTGTTCCCGTTAAAAAAGGTCGAGTTCGCAAACTCTACCCGAAAAAATTAACGAGAGCAGCTTAGATATTTTTTTGAAAATGAGAGCTAAAACAATTAGTAAATAAAATTAAAATGAGCAAGGTTTCAATTCCCGAGGATCTCAAAGGCAAAGAGCTTTTCGCTTTCCTGAAAGCAAATAAGCAGTCGCTGATCGCTGAGAAAAAATCCATGCTGAAGCATACGGAAGCTTTCATTTCCACTCCGTCTGTCGGTCGGATGAAGGTCACCAAGGATGGTTCGATCGTGAAAGTAACCACAGCTGAAGACGGTGATTCCAATGAAGCCGGCGCCGATGCAGATACCATGATCCCGGATGCTGAATCCGTTCACGTCACCGTCGTGGCCAATGCTGCAAACTGGTGTGACTCCCAGATGGACGTGCTAATCCCGGACTGCTGGAAAGCTTCCATCAAAGCCAGGAAGGGAATGATCCCGCATCTCCATGATCATATTCACCAGATCGAAGCCAAAATCGGGGAGGTAGATAAGATCTACAGTAAGGATATGAAACTGGCCGACCTGGGATTGAAGCAGGAAGGATCCACCCAGGTCCTCATTTTCGAGACGGACGTGATGAAATCTTACAACGAAAAAGTTTACAATCAGTATAAGCTGGGTAAAATAAACCAGCACTCCATCGGCCTGCAGTATGTCAAAATCTCACTCTGCATTAACGATGAGGAAAGTGAAAAGGAATTTGATTTCTGGAATAAATACATCGACCAGGTGATCAACCGGGATGTTGTGGAAGCCCGCGGTTATTTCTGGGTGGTATCCGAAATCAAATTACTGGAAAACTCCTGCGTACTGTTTGGAGCAAACGAGCTGACACCAACACTTGACGTAAAAGTCGACACTCATTCGGAGCCGTCTTCGGACACTAACAAGGATGAGCCGCCGCCGTTCGATCTGCTGGGTCATTTAAAATCAATGGTCATGTGCCCAACGTGTGTGCAGTCTTTCTCTGCTCCTGCGTCCGGGCCCGTCAGCTGTCCAAATTGCGGGCAGTTTGTTTCACCGAATTCCAATTCGGCTGAGACAGGAACTTTTGATCTGTTACAAGCAATTACGGAAACAAAATTTATTTAATCATTCAATCTTAAAAAGATGACAAAGGAAGAATTAGAAGCATTGCAAAAGACCCTGGGAAAACAGGCCTCGGAAGCAATGAAACTCGAGCTCGAAGCATACGAGACGAAAATGAAATCCTTCGCCACAGAAGTTGCCAAAAACAATGGCGGTGTGACCAAGGAAGCCTTCGATGAATACAAGAAAGCTGCAGAAAAAGCAGTTGAGACTGTAAAGGAAATTGCTGAAAAACAGGGTACCACTCTCTCTGAGCTGGCCATCAAGATGAACTCTGCTGAAATCGGTACCAAATCCATCGGTGACACCCTGAAGGATGACTTCGATGAGCTTCGAAAGGTCTATGAGCAGGGCTCCGGAAGCAAACAGTATATGCTCAATGTGAACGAAAAGGGTCAGTTTGTTATGAAACCTCATAACCAGGCTGGCCAGAAAACAGTTGGACCGGTTGCTTCCGTTTCTGGAATCAATGGTGGTACAGCTGCTTCCATTTTCCAGTCCATTGATGCCGCTTCTCTGCTCCGTTTGGGTGGTGATTCGTCTATCATAAGCCAGTACCGCAACAGCGCATGGGTTTTCGATCTGTGCAATATTGTGAATGCCAGCTATGAAACCCTGATGGCAATGTGGTATGAAGAAGTTGCAAAAACCGGCGCCTCTACGACCGTTGCTGAAGGTGTGTCAAAACCACTTTCTCAGTATGCGTATACGCTGAAGACTGCGACTTACAAGAAAGAAGCCACTCTGATCGGTTTTACCGAAGAGTTTTCTCTTGACTTCGCCCGCCTGCAGTCTGATATCCTGGGTAAAGGCCGTACCGATGTGATCAACCGCATCAATACCGCTGTCCTGGCAAATATCATCGCTGCCGCTACTGCTTACAATACCGGTACCTCTTATAAGAACGGAGCTGTTGTTTCTCCTTATAATGACTATATCGCTATCGATGCAGCTGCTGCCCAGGTGGATAATGCCACATTCGGCCAGAAAGCCAATGCCGCTGTGATGAGCACTTTTAAAAATCATCGTGTAAATACTCAGATGGATACTCAGGGCCGCTTCATCGATCCTCCTCAAGCACTGAAGGATATCGCAATGGTCGGTAACCCTGCCATGGCTACGGATGATCTTCTGGTTGGCGATTTCAAACAGTACAATATCATCCTGCGTGGTGGTCTGATTGTGCGTGTTGGTTATAACGGTACCGATTTCGCTCAGAATATGTTCTCAACTGTTCTCGAACAGTATTACTACGATTACATATCTGCTGTGCGTGCGGTGGCCATCGTGAAGGGCCAGACCTTCGCTGCCATCAAAACCGCTGTTACTACTTAATTGATTGAGGCAGGAAACTGACGAATCAATTTTTTAATTAAGTAAAAGCGTTTTTATGGAAGTAAATAAAGGAGAAGTAAATCAGGATTCTGAGCAATCAGAACCTGTGATTTCGACAGCAGCTGCCACAAACAGCCCGGCTGTTGAGCCTGATGGGGAAACTGCTGAAGATGTGGATCCACTGGAAATCGGGACTGTTACGGTTGAGAATTTTTCCACCACAGAAGAGCCAAGGACTACACATCCGAACGATGTGCGGTTCAAGGTTTCCTATCCCAAAAACTGGGAAGGTGAAAAACCTTTGCCTGAAGGTTCTATCCAGATCGTTTCCAAAGAATCAGCAGAACATTTCACGTCATTAAAATTTGGGAGGGTCATTAAATAATGTCACTCATCGATGTATCATATTTCGTTGGTGAACCTACTATACCGAATACGGACAACCCGGCTGTGGCTGAAAGGGTAATTTATTTCATACAGAAGTATGAACCGATTTTCCTTCAAAAGTTGCTGGGTTATCCGCTATTCAAAGCGTTCACGGCAGGGATCAGTGTAGCCTCTCCGGCCACCCCTGATCAGAGGTATTTAAATATCCTTACCGGTATTGAGTACACTGATTCCAGTGGGATCCTCCAGAAATGGAAAGGCCTGGTGGTTAAAACTGAATCTGCTGATGCTCCGAACGATTATAATAACCCAACATTTTGCCAGAAAGAAAGCTGCATTGCAGACTACATATACTGGCAGATGCTGAAGGACCGGGCAACCAGTACTTCAGGTTTTGGGGAAGTAAGTCCTGTTTCGGAAGACGCCGTTAGTAAGTCAAGCTGGAAGAAAGCAGCTGGTCGGTGGAATCAAATGCACCGGTCGGTCTGTGAACTGATGGCCTATTTGGTTTACGCCAATACCGGTCCTACACCGCTTTATCCGGAGTGGACCAACACGAACGAAATAGAGGCATTGCGGTCTTTCAAATTCATGAACCCTTATTTCTGATGCAAACAGATCCGTTATATATAGTCGAAGTCATTGAGGATGTTGTAAAGGCGACTGATGTCGCTCTTTACAGCACTCTCAACAAGCACATCTTCTATCAGTATGGCCGGTCTATTCAAATACTGACTCAGCTCCAGTATTTAAACGGAAGCATTCAATCGAAAGGAAATAAGTATCCGCTCTTCGCCCTGTTCCAGGACTTCCCGGAAACCAATGGGGGGAACGGATATTATGCGACGGTACGATTTCCGAAGATCATTATCGCCACTCTTACACAGAGTACTGATTCTGTTCCAAAGAGATATGCCGAAACCTTCAAACCTATTCTTTATCCAATTTATACGGAGTTCCTCCGGCAGCTGGTGAAGCATAAGAATGTTGTCGCAAATGATCCAGGCGCCATCCCGCATATCAAGTGGGACCGACCAGGATCAATGCCTGCAGCCGATAAAAAGGAAGCTGGCAATTTCACCGATTACGTGGATGCGATCGAGTTACAAAATCTGGAACTGACTTTCAAACAAATTAAAAGTTGTTAACAATTTAAATTATTCAAAATGAGTGGTGCATTAATAAAAGCTTGTAACAAAAGTGCAAGCATTGCAAACACCGGATCGGAGTGTAACGATTCGATGGGCCCAACATCAATGATGTATGCGGTCCCTAAAGGCCTGAAATGGACGGCCACAGATCTCCTGACGTTCGGCACTTATCTGGAAACACACATCCACGCCGACAAAACCACGAGGATCTATCCTCTGTTCGGTCCTTCCGTTCCTATCCGGAAAATTACCACCAGCAAAGAAGCTGATGTAATTCCGGTGATGGACGATGGTACCCCGATCTTCGTGCGGTACGGTTCTCTTACCCGTGCTTTTTCCACCACTGAAGGTGGTATCTGCTTTGCCCAGGCCCTGCAGTCATTGAATAAATCCGGTTATTCCATCCTGGAAGTGGATAACGCCAATCAGATCCTGATGCGTCAGAATGATGATGGTACGTACTCTGCCCTGGGTACAACCTTCATGTATTCTCCTTCTCCTGATCTGGCGGATCTGAAGAATCCGGGATTCACGAATTTCCAGGTGTCCTACCGTCCGGAAGAATATGTCGGACATGGTGTGATCTTCCAGGGAGATTCAAGCATCTCTGATCTGATCGGGCTTTACGATACTGATGTGATTGATGCCGGCGCCTCCACTACTACCAAACTGAAGATTAACGTGAAGACTGAGTGTGGATTGACTGACCTGGTCGCTCTTCTTGGAGCACCTCTGGCAGTCATTGGAAACTTCCTGGTTGTTGACCAGGCTACTCCAGGAACTCCCGTCACGATTACTGCAGCCGGTATCGTAGGTGGCCATATCGAATTAACCGGAACATTTACCAGCACGCATAAATACATAGTGAGTCTGAACACTCCTGCTGTATTGCTGGCTGCGAATATCGCCGGTTATGAAGGTATTGTGTCAGCTGTGATCACCATTCCTTAATAGGTCAGTGATCATAGAGGTAGAGTAAACCATTTTCGTCGATTCGTCAATTTGTATTTATGAGTGATAAAAAACCGGGAAGGATCCACGAAGTGGATATCAGCCGGGCCGCACTGAAAGGAATCACCTCTCTGGAGGATCTGAAGAAGACTGAGATTTTCAGTCACCTTCCGGCCGACAAACAGGAATCCGGATATGCACAGCTCTGGGCAGAATTAAAACCTGCTCCTGCAGCCGCTGCAAATGGTGCCGCTTCAGCAAAAGTGGTTTAATCTAAAGGGGTGGCGAAAGTCACCCCTTTCTTAAATTTTTTTCAATGGCTTTCCTGAGATTCTCCCATGAGCAAATCAATTACTGCCAGGCCTCAGTGGTCATGGTCCTGAATTGGTTCCGGAGGGAATATCAGGCTTCCATTGAAGTGTATGAGCAAAAGAAACTCGGTGATTGCGTTTACCGGGTAACTGGGAATGGATTATCCGAGAATAAGATAAATGTAGTCTGTCAGGAATTGGTATCAGGTGTGGTAGTCATAAATCTACAAGATGCTTGATGATTTCCAAAATAGAATAGAAAAGCTCCGTGCTTTTGACTTCGGTCAGGAGATGCAGACGATCGTCGAAAACAATTCGGATAAGCTTGCAGGGTATATCCGGGAACAGCTTTCTCAAGGGATCGATGGTGACGGGAAACCAGTTCAGATTTTTGACCGACTTGAATATAGACCGCTGACCATTGAGATAAAACAAAGGGAAGGTATTGGCCTCGGAGCAGTTACCGATCGGATCACAAACTATATGTCCGGTGCTTTTTACGAATCGTTGAAGGTGCAGACTGAAGGTCAGGTTTTCGAGGCGGATAGTGATGTCTCATATTTTGGCGATATCAGGTTAAGGAGTTCGGATTCTCTCCTGGAAATCGATGAGGCCAACAGAAAAGAGTTCGCAGAAAATGTCACGCTTCCCGGTATAAAGGAGGCTTTGCTTACAAAAACAGGATTGACAATTAACTGATGGTTGAAGAAATTATTCCGGAATATGTAAAGGATGCATCGGATTGTACGATAAAACAATTCATGAGGGCTGCATTTGAATCCAAATTCAAAGTGCTAATCATTAGCGGTGAACCAACGGAAAAACAGCTGAAGGATGCATTTGAATATATATATGCCCAGTACGTTGATCTCTCCGGACTTTACCTATCCCAGGAATTTGAGATTGTAGCCTACATCTCCTCCCTGGACCATAGGATCCAGACCATGAAACGTTTCGTGGAGCTGCAGAAGACATTTATCGGTCATTTCGATATGCCCTTCCTGCCTGGGCTTAAAATCGCTGAGCGTTATGGCCATAAGCTTTACTGGGATCCCAATAATCCGGATGTTTTTATGTCGAAGCTGAATGCCATTGCCGGAAAAGAGGCGAAGTATTCAATCAGGGTCACCGAGAAAGTAAATGAATTGATTGCCCTGCGTAAGAAAAAAGTTACAAAGGAACATTCGATCCTGGAAAACCGGAAAGATTTCATCACGATGCTTAACCGGTTACAACAGCAAAAATTCGTGATCAACAAAAGTGAAACCACTGTCGAAGAACTGGCATTGATGATTAAAGACCATCGCGACCAGGTAGAGACTGATAATATAAATCGCAAGTATAAAAAATGAGTGCCCAAAATATTATAGAAGCAGGTGCTGGATCTCTTCGTGGACCTGTTCGGCCAGCTCAAGCAATATGATGGGACAAAGTTTAATCCACTCGGTGAAGGCGGTCTGGCTGATCTGAAAAAGTCAATGACGGAAAGTGCCGCGGTAATGGAATCCTTTAAAGAAAAAGCAACTGAATTCAATAAGGTCGTTATTGACCAGGCTTCCAAGCAGGCTCAAAACAAAAAGAGCACTGACGAAACCACGCTCGCCGTTCAGCAATATGGACGGATCCTGGACCAGACAGCTCAGACCCAGGCAAAGAATAATGCCCTAAGCAGTAATGCTGCTGAGAACCTGGCCATTGAAAAGGAACAATTGAAACAGCGCAATGCCGAGCTGGCCAATTCCGTGAGGTACCTGGTTGCCGAAACCGGATCCATCAATGAAGCAAAAGCAGCTGTGGCCCAGCTGATCCAGCAAAGGAATAGTTTGAATGCTGCAGATGAGGCCAATTCCGAAACCATTAAAAACATCAATGCCGCTATTGACCGGAACAATGAATTCATTCGGTTGAATTCTTCCCTTCTGGAAAAACAAAAAATCAATATTGGTAATTATAATGGAGCTGTTACCATCCTGCAAGAAGGCCTGGCCGGGATTGGTGCGAAGCTGGCTGCATTCGCGGCCAGCGGTGACCAGGCCAGTGAAGCCTTCCAGAAACTGACGCTTGAACAGGAGGTCCTCCGGGTCCTGCTGGAAAAACAGACTGCCGGCTTTACTTCGGTTACTCAGGAAGTACGGGCCACTAAAAACGCACTGGATACCCTGGCCGTCGCCGGGTTAAAAAATACTGAAACCTTCGAACAGCTGAATGCTGTATATGAAACTTCCCGGCAGAAAATAAATGAGCTTCATACTGAGCAAAAGATCCTGACTTCTGAAACTCCGACATTAACGGCACTCACCAGTGCTGCCCGGGGGCTCGGTGGCGCATATGCTCTGGGAGCAGGTGCCTCTGCCCTCTTTGCTGAAGGAAATGAGAAGGTCGAAAAAGAATTGAATAAGCTGGTGGCCATCATGACTTTCCTGCAGGGATTGGAAGAAGCTGTCCGTGCAGTTAAGGAACGCGGCGCCATTGCTACAGCCCTGGAGGCCGCTGCAAGTAAAGCACTGGTTGCTGCCAGACAAATTGAGGTTGCCATATTTGGAGAATCCATTGCCGCTACTGAAGCCGAGACCGTTGCCAAAAATGTCAATACGGAAGCTGCTGTTGTTAATACCGAAGCCGTTGAAGCCAACGCCGCTGGTGTAGAGATAAATACCGTGGCCATGGAAGGAACAGTGGCCGCAACGGAAGGTGCAACTGCTGCCACGATCGGTTTCAGAACCGCTCTCATTTCCACCGGTATTGGTGCCCTGATTATCGGGATCATTTACGGAATTACCAAGCTTGTTGGCGTGATCAGTGACTGGATAGGTGAAGATGAACGTGCGGAAAAAGCTCAGAAGGCCGTCACCGCATCAACAGCCGAACTCCTGGGAACGATTAAAGAGCTGAATGAAGCCTACAAGGAATTTGGTAAAGAGCGAATCGATGACCTGGTCCGACAAGGGAATCTTCAGAAGGCAGCCGGCCAGAATCAGTTTATCCAGCTGGAAAACGAAAGAAAGGTTAACGAAGCCCGGTTGGCTCTCGCAAAGAAACTGGTGGACCAGAAAAAATTTGATCAGACCACGCTGGATACCCTGAATGCAAAACAGATCGATGCTCTGGAAATCACCAAAGGATATGAGGAAGACCTTCGCCAGGCGAAAAAGGAGCTCGGGGAAGAAGATAGCAAGCAGAATAAGAAACGAGTGGAAGCTCTGGAAAAGCTCGTTGAGCAATCAAAAGCCGATACTAAAAATATTATTACCGAATATAATATTGTAAAGGACGCTTTAAAGGATGTTGCGGATTCAGAAAGTGCGGTAAATGACAACCGGGCCCAGACTGCGAAGGCTGCAGCTGACGAGCTGGCCAGGATCCAGGCTGACGCGGCTCAGCGGAGATATGAGAACGCGACTGCATCAAATGCCAGGATCCTGGATCTGGAAACCAGTACTGAAAAAGAAAGAATCGGTGCAATAAAATCCAATTATGCGGCCGAAGTTTCACTGGCCGGATCCCAGGTGGCCGCTATTCAAAAGCTGGTTGAATCCGGTGTCCTCACTGAGCAGGACGGAGCAGATCAGATTGCCAATATTCAGAATGCACTGAATCTTAAGTATAAGACTTCACTGGATGAGCAGGTTAAAATTCGCCTCGACTATAATGACCGGTTGCTGAATGCACAAAATGCCATCAATAAAAACCAGAACGAAGGTCAGGCAGCCATTGAAGAAGCGATTACGAAAGATGTTCAGCAGGAGCTGGACACCCGGCTTATTGCTCTGAAGTCCAGCATTGCGGACAAAACCAAGATAATCGTCGATGACTATTATTTACAGCTGAAACTTGCCCAGGAACATGGTAAGACGCAGGAGGAAATAGACCTGCTGGCCAGCGATCGGGATAAGGCCCTGGTTGAATTGACAGCCAGCACCCAAAAAGAAATCTATGATATCACTGTCAGCTACGGTGATCGCCGGTTAAAAGCAATTCAGGACCAGAATAAAACAGTCGACAGTTCCGGGAAAATTACTGAAGGGTATAACGCCCAGACTGAGGCGCTGAATGCTGCCCTGGTTTCGCAATCGATTTCCTATACCAAGTACGTCAATGAAAAACGGAAGCTGGATGAAAAATATATTGCCGACAAGGATGCCGCTGATGTAGCTGATGATCAGAAGAGGCTGGAAAATCTCCGGGATTATGAGTTCAAGCAGCTGAATATTAAATTATTCTTTGCTGAAAAAGAGCTTGATGCTGCCAAGGCCGGCGGTGATGATAAAGAAATCTCCAATGCCCAGGCCAAGGTTAATGCGCTGCGAGATGCGAAAATCAAAGCAGCTGGTGAGGATGTCGCTCTGAATAAGAAATTAAATGATGACAAGTATAAGCAGGATGCCGATGCTGCAAAAAAATCTCTTGATGCCGAAAAAACTCTGTATTCCCTCAAAAAGGAACTGGAGCATAAATCCTTTGACCTTGCTGTCGAATTTGTAGATGCCGCATATGAAAACCGGATAAATCAGATCCAGTCTGAAATTGACCTGAATGATAAAAAATCCCAAAAGGAAATTGAAGCCGTTCAGCGGTCCACACTCAGCCAGCGTGATCAGGCTGCTGAAATAATTATTCTCCAGGCAAACCAACAGGCGAAGGATACCGAGCTTAAAAATCAGCAGAAGCAGGAGAAAATCAAAGAGGCCAAATTTGACCGTGATGTTGCTGCTGCAAAAGCCATTTGGGCTGGTGCCGAAGCCGAGATCGCTGCTATTGGAGAATATGCCGGCACGCCTTACGCCTTTGCCATTGCTGCTGTGATCGCCGCAATAACGGCCGTGAATGTGGCTTCCATTTATGCCAGGCCTATTCCTACCTATGCCATGGGTACCGAGGATCATCCGGGTGGTTTTGGTATCGTAGGTGAAGGCAAGCATAAGGAATTGGTATCAATCCCTGGTCAGGCTCCTTTCGTTGTTGATAGCGCAACGCTCCTGGATATGCCCGCACATACCAGGGTACTACCATTAACGTCTGAAAATATGGTCATGGATCTTGGTGGTACCGCCATGAGCCGTGGAGCAGCCATGGCCGCCGCATGGCCGGATCCATCACGCAATGATTGGGAAATAGCAAAATGGACGACTGGCCAGATGGTGAGGGCGCTTAAAAAATCTCAAAGGAAAATAACCAATTCGATTCATATACACCTGCAGGATGACAGCGAGTGGATCAGTAAAAAAATTACCGGGAAACGATGAGTGCAGTTTCAACCAAGAAGCTTCTTTGGATACTTGCTGATGAGCAAAATCGGTGTTATTATGTCGAAGGTGGCGTTGTTAAAAAGAGCTCTTCACCTGTTTGGCTGGACGAAAGTCCTGAAGGATGGAAGGATATAAACCTTCAATTTGCAACCAATGTAAAATACTTTTCCACGCTCAGGTCCTTTTCGAATGCCGTTAAATTCATCGGGGATGCCAAACAGATAATTGCAGAGCGGGCCATCAAAGGTGCCGGCACTGAGGAATTCATGTACCTGATCATTTTACGCAATGATCCTTCCCAGGGATTGAATTATTATGAGCTGGAATACAAGTCCAGGTTGGATTTCTCCAAGTTTGATGGTGATGTCAGGACCGGTATAGGTATGAATACCCTGCAGGATGACGTTTTTTCCATGGTCCAGGCAAATGAGAACATAAAATATTCCCTGAATTGTAACTCCTCCAATCCGTTAGCTATCAAAGTTCTCTTCGACGGGATCCTGCTGCAGGACAAAGTGAATTATAAAATACTAAATGCTCCGATTACCGGGACCTCCACTGCGATCAAGTATTTCACCATCCCGATGTTCTTTTTCAGCAATGAAGGCGATAGCGCTGGTGTGATCCACAATGATCCAGGATTCGACAATTTCTCTGACCCGGTGGCTTATGTTTCTGATCCAGCAAATGTGAATTATGCGATTTCTTTTACCAGTCCGACAAAGGTGACTATAAGGGGTACAATGCCTTTTAAAGCGCTTACGATTCCCGTAGTCATTCCGGATATGGAGGTTTTTTTTATGACCAGCCTGAATCCTTATCCAGTCCCAGCTGGGCAGGTCGTATTCAGTCAGTCCTTTTTGGATAATACTGTTACTTATACCGTAAATATCAATTTGGAGATTAACCTGGATGCCAACGAACGACTATTCTTTTTGGCATCTTACAAAGGGTTCAGCTTCACTCCTGTTGGATCGGACCTCGCCTTTATTTTCAGCACCAAAGTAGACTCCTCAGTTCACTATGGTCTCCGTCCCCTGGATGCATTAAAAGATCTGGTTTCTCAAATCACCAAAGGAAGATATACTGCTGATAGTAAATTCCTGGCCAGGAACAATAGAAAAATATTGATATCCGGAAGTTCGCTCAGGAGTTTTCCGGATGCGAAAATCCTCATCAATTTTTCGGATCTGTTCAAAGGATATAGCGTTCCCTATAACATGGGGATTACGGTCCGGAATGGCGTTCTATTTTTTGAACCGATATCAGATATCTATAATGCTGATGCAGAACTCATGAACCTGGGAGAAGTTGCCGAAGCAAAACTGGCTTTTGCAACTGAGTTCATTTTCACTTCTGCCAAGGTTGGCTATTTAAAGCAGAATTATAATAAGCGGAACGGAAGATTCGAATTCAATGGCCAGCATACCTATAAGTTTGCAGTCCAGAATGTATTAAACGAACTGGATCTTACCTCTCCGATCCGGACGGATCCATTCGGGGCAGAATTTATCAGGACCGGTTATCCGAATCTGGATTCCACAGATGATAAAGGGGATGCGGATGTCTGGGCAATAATGATCTCTGATGCAATTGGCCAAACGAGCGGTAAGGTCAGTACGGCACTCACATTTACAGTTGAAACGCTCATCCTCGCGGCGCCAGTAATTAAAACACCTTTTTCCAATACCACTATTTATTTTGAAAACCCTACGATTACCGGTATTGCGCAGGCCGGGAAACTGATCACTGTTTATGTGGATGGAGAAATTGATGGGACCACCACTTCCGATTCAGATGGCAATTGGACATATCAGATTGTAAGCCCTCTTACAAGCCTTTCAGATATCAATAGTGGAGTGCATGTCATCGCGGCAAATGCACAGACGGATCCAGATAATATCAGCTCATTCAGTAAGGCTTTGACCATAACGATCAATACCACTTCTGAATCTCCATTTCTATTCACTGCTCCCACGAATAATGATTTTCTCTATAATAACCTGCCGTTAATTACCGGTATTGCGCCGGTGAGTAAAACCATCACGCTTACATTGGATGGCGTCTTCCTGGCCACCGTTGTTTCTGATACATCCGGGTTATGGTCATATCAGATTTTGGCTCCTATTTCTGATGGTGCACATATCATTGCCGCATCCGCTGCAGGTCTGACTGATGCGCCACCCATCACCATCAATGTAAATAAAAATGTGATCGAGCCACTGATCACCTCGATCAGCTACGGCGATATCATATACAATAACCTCCCTTTGATCAAAGGAGTTGGTATTCCAGGAGTAGTTGTTCCGGTTTATCTGGATGGCGGTGGAGGACCGGTTGTTTCAGGTGTCCCTGGCCCGCTGGGTACTGCCACTATTGATGCGAATGGAGACTGGAGCTTCCAGGTCACCAGCGTTATTGATTCCAACGGTATAACAACCGCTTATATCCCCGACGGTCTGCATGTACTCAGTACAACCCAGCTGCCTGAAAATGTCCCGGCAACGATATCCGGATTCCGGCTTATGCGCGGAGCCAACAAGGGCCCGGTGATGGATTACGATGGAATAAAACTGGATGATCAGTTTATCCCGACTGGAGTGGATCCATCGACATTACCTCCGACGCTCGGCCAGTTTATTCATCCGGAGACGCTTTATAATATCGAAGAAACTACACCTCTGAGAATCCTGATGGCTCACGGAAGTATATTAAAACCATTTCTCCAGCAGCAACCGGATAGTATTATTGAATTCAATGGATCAGAAGTGAATCCGAACCTGGTGACAATGAAAGATGGGATCATTTTCAATGAAGGGGCGGATGTAAATACGAGCGACCTGCCGGCACCCCTCTTCCATCCTTTCTATCTCAAATTCAAAGCTCAGGTCCCTACAACTTTTAATGATATCATGACCAGCGTTAACAACGACGGTTATATCACCACTATCGTAAATGATACCACGGTTTACTGCCTGCCGTTGGGAAGTATGAATATGAAACTGGCAACAGATGAAGCGCAGGAATGGAAGCTTCTGGTGAGTGTAAAAACACCGCTATTCGACTTACTTAAACTTTTTACTAATGGAACCAGCTTTAAAATTGGCAAGAATATGGTACACTTTTCGGATTTAAATCCACTTCATTTTGTCAAATATAATTTTACCCCGGATCCAAAATATCACTTCCAGGATATTTACGACAACTGGGCAAAAAATCGTTTTCCTCGCTGGGGAATGAAACCGGATTACGCTCAGCCGTTTCAAAAGACGGACAGTATTTACCTGCAGGCCTTCACCAGCAATGTTGGAACCATTCAGATCCATATGATCGACCTGGTCACCGCGAATATTGTAGAGATTTTCCCGTTCACACCGGTTCCCGGGTCTCTGGTCACACTTCCAAATGTTTTGCAGGATGTCACTATTGATTTATCCGTATATCCTGCCGGCCAATATTGGTTTGCACTTTTTATCGATGGCGCATATGTGAGCATCGCTGAAAAGATCTCCCTGCAGGATGATTTCCCGGATACCATGCTGATCGAATATGGCGGATCAGCAAACCGGCCAGATTTCTTTTTTACCAATGGATGCAAACCAATGATCCGGGTGGAATCAGAATTCCTGCCATGGACGCCTTCTTCCGAGGTTGACAATTTTGAAGATGAAATGGGTGATTTTAATATCACCAGGGGCATAGCACTTAAATCAAGGATCCTCCAGCTGGGCAGTGAGAGAAGTCTGATTCCCGACTGGATGGCAATTAAAATAAATCAGATTACTCTTCTCACCAATTACTTAATGGATGGGACCAAATACACCCGGAATAATGATTCAAAACTGTCAAATGAAGACTTTGGACCAGGTGTAAATGAATTCATGTACAAAATTGTAATGACCCTGGCTGATAATCAGTCCGGAATGAGATTCGATACACCAGGCGATACCGGTGTCCACACTACAGCTTATGTTCTGGATGCTACTGCATTCGGTCAAAATGCTGGAGTTATCAACGTAACAGCCGAAGAAACACCATAAACTATGAGCACTGTAGCCTTAAATATTTATACTTCTGCTTATCCTTCCATCACCAATAGGATAACCTGCAGAATTTACGCGCAGAGCGATCCCCTGGCCGTCGTGGCATCGGATATCCATAATGCTCCGCATGGTTTGGATACATGGAGCTTTCCTGGCCTGGTCCGAACCAACTACCTGTTTCGTTTTTTTGAAATCGACGGTACCGGTGCTATAGTCCAGCAGCTGGGGGACGACATGGATGTGGTTCCAGGTTCTGCCGGTGGCGTGAATTATAAGGCGAGCCGTCAGATAGAGTCTGATATCACTCCGGGTTTTACAAGTGGTGTTAACACTTTCAAATTCGATGGCACCGGTGGAACGGAAGATTGGCGGGGATGGAATATCGATACTGCAGATAGAATTGGAACAGGACCAATGAAAAAAGGTGTGGATTATACCTGGGTAAGCGGGACCGGAAT